GCAGAATTTGAGATTATTGATCTCACTGCAGACATGATTGTTACCAATTCACAGACAATTAGTTCATTTGATATAATTCCTGTAAAGGAATTATCTCCTGTAAAGGAGTATTCTCAAGGTAAAGGGAAATCCCCTAAAGCAAGCCATATTTTTGCTGGCAAGCGTGAAGGAAATTTAACCGATCCATGGGAAGTCATTATTGTGAAAACAATTTATGACAATCTTTGTTCTAATCGATGTGAAAGATGTGACATGTCAATTGAAATTAGGCCTGTTGGATTTGGGCCTAGTAAATATTGCAAAGGAACCATTCGATTTAGCCTCTTCCCGCGTGACTATTTGCGGAACCCGATCAGCGATGAACCATAATGTAAAGTGGGACTTTTGACTATTCTCTAGTGCCCCTGGCGGGGTCCTAAGTAGCGCTGCATATCCTAGAAGTTTTGGAGGAGGACAGTATGAGAGTCAACAATCGTTTTAAGGAGATTGTTGTGTCCCAGACACAGCTACTACAGGGAGCCGTACAGAGAGCAAAATGTCTATCTGTTCCAAAGAGTATCTATATACCAATTATTCAAAAGATTTCTTATTGGTATAAGGACTCTGGTGAGGGTTGGACTGTTGATCGTTTGAAAGCGATCAAGTTAGATATTATCCGTCATCAAGCTGGCATGCCGCCAGTTGGTGTTTGGATAGCCCGTAATTCACTTGGTTTAAAAGGTGAATTCGGTGCCTTAGAGAGATGGATGTTAAAATCCATTGTTAATTTCTCAAAAGGTATCCAACTACTCCAGATTTACACGTTATTTTATGCTAAGGAGGTAACTCCGCAGCAGCGTGTGAAGTTTTTATCTGGTGTTACAGCTTCACCACCATCTCCATCCGCTTTATCCCTTGGTAAGGATATTGTGGACAAGGGTTTCATGTTGTTACCGAATGTGGTGTCTTATAAGAAACCGGGGAAGTGTCAACCATTGGTTGATATGTTACCTTCTCCAAATAAGAGAGCTCCACTACCAACTGGCTCAGTATCTGAGCAAGAGGGTATAGTGGACTCACTGAAGTACCTCTTTGAAACAACTGAGGGCTTCTCTCACTATATCAAGTATAAGCATTCCCATTATAATGACCTCTTAGGAGGTTTATGGGATGTTCTGCGTGATCCAGAAAATCGGGTACAAAACGCAGGTATATTTGACACAATTCGTAAACATGGATCATTCCTTGTGGGTCGGATTGGTCTTATCCAGGAGGCAGGCTTGAAGTTGCGAGCCGTTGCTAACCCTGGTCGTGTTTTTCAGCGGGTTTTGGAACCTTTCGGTAATCGAATTTATAATTACTTGAAGACCTTACCCTTTGATTGCACATTTGATCAGTCAAAAGCGCTTCCTGTTTTAAAGGAAGCATTAACCCATGGCAGGACGATACACTCCATCGATCTTTCAAATGCTACAGAATACTTCCCGCTCGCTCTACAGGAACATTTGCTTCTTAAGATGTTTCCTGATATCGAGGTTAGTTTATTCTGTGACCTGAGCCAAGCTTCTTGGTATATGCCAAAACATGGCGAAATATCATG